CTTTTTTTCCAGATATCTCAACGATTTGCGCACGGGTACACACAGGAACCAGTTACATACTTGATGTAACTGGTTCCGGTGACACCCCGATGCACGTGCGGGTACCCAACGCACTGCTCGAATGTTTGCTTTCTCTTTGACTTGTGGTATATGCTTTGCACTACGGTGATAAAGCTTTTTGAGTCTTGGTTTTATAGCCGTAAGGCGGTTAGGTCGACAGAGCTTTCGGACCTAGCCGCCTTTTTTGTTATCTATAGCTATTGGATAAGTACATGTCTTCTGTTAATCGCGCTACACAGCATCTTTTTTCGCAGGTTCCTTCGACTCAGATTCCTCGATCTGTCTTTGATCGTTCTCACGGATATAAGACAACTTTTAACTCCGGTTTTCTTGTACCTTTTTACGTCGACGAGGTTCTTCCAGGAGATAGTTTTAAGCTGACTGCTACTCTTTTTGCTCGTTTATCTACGCCGATTGTTCCTTTCATGGACAATCTTTATTTGGAGACTTTTTTCTTCTTTGTTCCTAACCGACTCGTTTGGGATAATTGGCAGAAGTTTAATGGTGAGCAGAAGAATCCTACTGACTCTACAGATTTTCTGATTCCTACGGTTTCTGGCACGAATGTGCAGAATCAGACTTTGTGGGATTATTTCGGCCTTCCGACAAATGTCAATAAAGCATTGAAAGTTAATGCGCTTCCTTTCCGCGCTTACAATTTGATTTTCAATGAGTGGTTTAGAGATGAGAATCTCCAAGATTCTTTGCAAGTCCCGACTGGCGATGGTCCTGACAATTTGTCTGACTATAACTTAGTTCGCCGCGGTAAGCGTCATGATTACTTCACGTCATGTTTGCCGTGGCCGCAGAAAGGTCCAGGTGTAGAAATTTCTCTTGGTGGTACCGTTCCTGTTTCTGGTGACGTTTCTTTTTATAGACAGGTCGGCTCTTATCATGTAGACAATGGCATTTCGGGTGTAAATAATTGGTCTGATAGAGTTCTTTTTAAAGAAACCGTTCCTTTTAACATTGGCAGTAAGGATGCCAAATGGAATGGCTCTGGCCCTGTTCCTCTCCAAGGATCTTTTTTGGCCTCGGATCCTCATCCGGATCAAATTTCTTTCTTCGCGGGTAGGTATGGTATTACTTCCGATGGTTTTACGGCCGATCTTTCGAAGGCAACTCCAATTTCGATTAACGATCTTCGCCAAGCTTTCCAGATCCAGAAGCTCTATGAGCGTGATGCCCGTGGCGGTACGCGATACACAGAAATTTTGCGTTCTCACTTCGGCGTAATCTCGCCTGACGCTCGTCTCCAGCGTCCTGAATATCTTGGCGGTTCGTCTGCTCGTATTTCGATCAATCCTGTTCAGCAAACCTCATCGACTAATGAGATAACTCCGCAAGGTAACTTGGCGGCCTATGGTGTTGTTTCGGATAGTTTTAATGGCTTCTCGAAGTCCTTTGTTGAGCATGGCTATGTTTTTGGTTTTGTGAATGTTCGTGCTGACCTTACCTACCAGCAAGGTCTTAATCGTATGTGGTCGCGCCAAGGTCGATTTGATTTTTATTGGCCCGTTTTGGCTCATCTCGGAGAGCAGGCTGTTCTTAATCGAGAGATCTACGCTCAAGGCACCGCTGACGATGAAAAAGTCTTTGGCTATCAAGAGCGTTATGCCGAGTATCGCTACTATCCTGGCCAGATTACTGGTAAGTTCCGCTCGACTGATCCTCAGCCGCTCGATTCCTGGCATCTTGCTCAGAAGTTTTCTTCGTTGCCTACGCTGTCATCTCAATTCATTCAGGATAATCCGCCCGTTGAGCGTGTAATCGCTGTTCAGGGCGAGCCGCAGTTTTTGTTTGATTCCTATATTCGGCTGAAGTGTGCTCGTCCGATGCCTGTTTATTCGGTGCCTGGCTTAGTTGACCATTTCTAAGGAGTTGCTATGGCTTTAGTTATTTGGCTTGCCGTTGTTGGAACGGTTGTTATTTTTGCTTTAGGATAGTGATATGGGGTTTCCTTGGGCAGAAGCGATAGGTGGTGCTGCCAACTTAGGTAGTTCTGCTTTATCTGCGTATTTTGGTTGGAAGCATCAGAAAGAAGCGATGCAAAATCGGCATCAATGGGAAGTTGCTGATATGCGCAAAGCTGGTCTTAATCCGATTCTGTCAGCTACAGGCGGTTCTGGCACTCCTGGCAACGCGCCTCCGATTGTCGCTCCTGATTTGGCTGGCGCTTTTAAGTCTGGTGCTGAAACGTCGACTCAGCATTCTGAGAAAAACTTGAAAGACGCTCTTGAGAAACAGACTTACGTTCAGAATTCCGCTCTGCAGGCTGATGCTGGTTTGAAGCGTGCTCAGGCTGTTGCTTCTGATAGTTCTTCTAATTTGATGTGGTCTCAGACTAAGGGTCAAGAGATTGCTAATAAAATTCAAGAGGAGAATTTAAAGCAAGCGAAGTTTATGACTCAGAATTCTGCTATTGCTTCTGAGAAGCAGAAGTTAGCTTTTGATTATATGAGAGAGCACTCTAGTGCTTGGAAGTTTGGACAGTGGATGAATTTGATTAATCCTTTTAATTCGACCGCGCCGATCACAAATTCTGCCGTTGGCGCCGCTCATCTTGCAAAATGATAGATTCGATCCTTAAGTTTGTTAATGTTTTGCTGAACTCTGGTTCCGCAATTTGGGAAGCCTTTAAGGCTGTTAAGAAACTTTTTAAAAAGTGAGGTTTATATGTCTCGTCGTCGTCATAAGCTTTCTCGTAAGGCATCTAAGCGTATTTTCCGCAAAGGTGCATCACGTACGAAGACTTTGAATACTCGTGCTACGCCTATGCGTGGCGGTTTCCGCATTTAAGCGTTAACCCTTGTTACCTGCCGCGGTTGTCATAGTTATCATTTTGAACATCTTAATTCCATTTGGAACTGCGCTATGGCTACTGCGGCTTTTCGGCTTACTCTTAAAGACTTTGGCGTCTGCTGGCTTATCCCTGGTGAAGAAAGTTATGTTGGTCGTCGCAAGTTGGTGACTTGGACGCTTTATCGTGATCGTCCTTGGGTCGCTCTTTGTTCATTTCAGGTTCGTTATCGCTCTTCTCGTGAGACGATTCTTCATGAGCTTCATATTGCGTGTCTTGAAAAATGCCTTGCTTTCACCCGATAACAGCGTATCGTCTTGCTGGTCAGAAGACTAATGATGGACAACGCAATGCGATAACGTTTGATCCGTCTAAAGCTATTCCGTTTTCGGAGTTTAAGATTCCTTGCGGCCAGTGTATTGGCTGTAGACTTTCTAAATCCCGCGAGTGGGCTGCACGTTGTGTGGTTGAAGCTAAGTCTCATAAGAACAACATGTTTCTTACGCTGACTTATGACGATGCTCACTTGCCTGAAGATGACTCTCTTCACTATGAGCATTTTCAGCTGTTCATGAAGCGCATGCGTAAATATTTCATGAGCCGTTTTGGTCAACAGCTTCGCTTTTTTATGTGTGGGGAATATGGCGATAAGCTTGGCCGTCCTCACTACCATGCAATTATTTTTGGTGTGACCTTTGTTGATAAACAGCTCTGGTCGATTCGTCGAGGTAATAACTTATATCGTAGCCGTACGCTTGAGAAACTTTGGCCTTATGGCTTTAGTTCGATTGGTTCAGTCAATTTTGAGACTGCTGCTTACGTCGCTCGTTATGTTACGAAGAAAATTACAGGTCCTTTAAAGCTTGAGCATTACGACGGTAAGGTTGCTGAATTTTGTCATTGCTCGCTTAAACCTGGCATTGGTCATGACTTTTGTGAAAAGTACATGACTGATATTTATACTAATGATCGACTTATTCTTAGCGAGAAGATTATGATGAATCCTCCAGCTTATTTTGATAAGTTGTTGGAGCGTTCTGATATTGTTCGTTATGAAGAGATTAAGCGTCTTCGCGAAAAGCGAGGTCGCGATTTTGAAGATACTGGCGAGACTTCGCCTCAACGTCTTTCAGTTCGTGAACGCGTCCAAGAGCTGAAAGCCGCAAAACTTAGGCGCGTTATGGAAGAGAATCAATCATGATCCTTAAGGTTTTTTCCGTTTTTGACTCTAAACTTCAGGTTTTTAATACGCCGTTCTTCAGCCGTTCTGCCGCTGATGCATCTCGGTCTTTCTCTGATCTCGTTCGTGATAGTCGTACTACCGTTGGTCAGCATCCCGACGATTTCTTTCTTTATGAGATCGGTCAGTACTCTGATGAGACTGGAGAACTTGTAGCCTGCGCTCCGACCCAGATTGCTGCTGCGACTGCTTTTGTTTCTACGATTGAGGACCTCAAAGCGGCCGCGCCTGCTAAGGCCGAAGTCTAAGTACAGACGCGGCCGCAACACGGAGATTCTTCTAATTAGTCCTTGCGCAGTGCGAGGACTTTTTTATATGGAGCTTATATGAAGTTCAAAATTAATCACACAAATGCTACTGCTGAAGGCATTGTCTTTACTGAACCGTCGATGACTCAACAGCACTTTAAAGATGAGACCATGATCGACAACATCTTGCAAAAGTATGCTGAGACTGGTTTTTTGACTGATCCTTTTTCGCCGAAGCGCCCAATTCAGTTTGGTGACTTTTCTGACGTCACAGATTTTCAGACTGCTCAGAATGCTGTTGCTCGTGCAACTGAATACTTTGAAAGCCTTCCGTCCCACGTTCGTGCCTCTTTCAATAACTCTCCATCTGAGTTCCTTCAGGCGCTCAATGATCCTGAACAGAGGAGTAAGCTTGAAGACCTTGGCTTTATCGCTTCTGAAGAAGTTAAGTCTCCTGAGCCTTCTAAAGAGCCTCAGCCTGCTCCAGCGACCGAGGTTAAACCGTCTGTTTCTGACAACAACGGGTAATTACTAATAACTCATATAAGGGATGGTTTCCATCCCTTCAAAACCCCTTCGATCGCCCGCTTGCGGCGATCTTTTTTTCCAGATATCTCAACGATTTGCGCACGGGTACACACAGGAACCAGTTACATACTTGATGTAACTGGTTCCGGTGACACCCCGATGCACGTGCGGGTACCCAACGCACTGCTC